AAGAAGACTCAGGGATCTCTTATAATTAAAGAGTACCCTACAGCGAGTGCTCACAGTGGACACTTTAAGTCACTTCTTAATGAACTTGCACTTAAGAAGTCATTTAAACCTGATATTATTTTCATTGATTACCTTAATATATGTGCTTCCTCACGATATCGCGGTAATCTTTCTGTCAATTCATATTCGTATATTAAAGCTATTGCAGAGGAGCTTCGAGGGTTGGCTGTTGAGGCAAACGTCCCTATCGTATCTGCCACGCAGACCACTCGCTCTGGTTATGGCAGCAGTGATGTTGACCTTACTGACACTAGTGAATCCTTTGGCCTCCCTGCTACTGCTGATCTTATGTTTGCCCTTATTAGTACCGAGGAACTAGAACAACTTGGACAGATTATGGTGAAACAACTTAAGAATCGTTATAATGATTTGTCGGTCAATAAGAGATTTGTTCTTGGTATTGATCGTGCAAAGATGCGACTGTATGATTGTGAACAGTCTGCACAAGGAGATATACTTGACTCGGGACAGGAAGAGGAGTATACTTATGAAGAAAAGAAAACTGGTCCCAAAAAATCGTTCGAAGGATTTAAATTCTGATGTCTAAAACTATGTCTAAAACCGTTGATTTCCAGAAGTACTCTGAGTTTGTAAATGCAGTTACTTCTGATGCATCTACCGATTTCCTTGCCCTTAGTGATCGTCTTGTTACACTTGACGAGAAAGGTGCAAATATTGAACGTCTCCTAACCGCAGGTGTTGGTATCAATGCAGAGGGTGGTGAGTTTCTTGAGATTATCAAGAAGATGATCTTCCAAGGTAAACCTTTTAATGCAGACAACAAAGAACACATGATCATTGAACTCGGTGATCTGATGTGGTACGTTGCTCAAGCATGTATGGCACTTGAAGTTTCCCTTGATGACGTAGTTGCACGTAATGTGAAGAAACTGGAGAAGCGTTATCCTGGTGGTTCTTTTGATGTTTACTATTCCGAAAATCGTGCGGAGGGAGATCTGTGAATAAAATTTATCTCTTTTCTAAAGATTCTTGTGGCCCGTGTAGACTTGTAGAAAAATATCTTGAAGCTCTTTCTGATGATAGGACTAAGTTAATTGAAAAAGTGGACCTTGAAGATGTTAGTGATTTTCCTATCCCTCAAGAAAATTTGGACCTTGCAAAACAATATGGAGTAACTGCTACTCCAGTTTTGGTTATCACTTCAACAGATGGAACTTTGTTAGAATCTTATACTGGTGGAGTAGACATTACAAAAAACATTTCAAAAGTTTTTGAACAATATACCGCATAATAATCAAACCCTTGTCATAAATATTTGACAGGGGTTTTTTCTTTTCACATGGCAAAATTAAATGAAGGGGATGTGATGGAGGGCGTATTTGCCATCTGTCTCGCAGAATTATTTGCTCACAACGATATCAACAAGTCTAGAGTAAACGGGTGGAGAAGACAAATAGACCCAGGTATATTCAGAAATGGTAGGGCAGAGGTAACAGTAAGAGAATTTAAAGATGGTAGACCAAAGGATAATATCAAGGTCACTCTTATTCTTAGACTAAAATATGAATCAACAAATATGGCTTTTGGAGATAACTTTGCTCCTTTATATGAAAGTAGTAAAGATATAGGTAATATCAGTAGAAAGATTGATAATTTAATAACTTTTACCAAAACTCATTACAGATCTTTGATTAAACAAACTAAAGATAGTTATTTAAGAAATAAACAATCTGATAATGTTGAAATTATTATCAATGCAGATGGTATTGCTGGAGAGTCTTCTGGTGGATCTATAAAAGGTGATTTGGAAGTTGATGTTAATATGAATGGTGCTATTGTAATGGACAGAAGACTTAGTTTTTCATTGAAGTCTGGTAGTAAAACTCTTGCCAATTTAAGTCCTTTCAATGGTATGATGGATATCTTGGGGAGATTTGGAGTGTCTTTGGAAAAGGAAGTAGAATATAGAACTATTTTGGGTGAACAGTTGGCAACTGCAAGAACTCCAGCTGAAAAAAGATTAAAGGTTAATACTATTAATAACCTATACAATGACACTTTATCTGGTTTATCTGATAAATCATCCTCTGCATCATTTAAAGGTGCTGCTTTTCAACTTTTTAGAGATGTCACTTTTGGTTCAGATCTAGCAAACGTAGTTGATATTGATAAAACTAAAATCAAAGAGATCACTGTAGAACATATAAATGAATTGGAACAGAACACAACATTAATACGTGTTGATGAGTCTGGTAGAGGTTCTAATAAAACGTTAAAGTTTGTATTACAACCTTTAAATAAGGAATTATTCCAACTAAGATTTAAAAAAAGAACTGCTGGTTCTGGAGAAAACTTTCAAATTAAGGAATTGAAATTCTATGTAGAAGCGGGTAAAGCCGCATATGCACCGCAACTTAAATGATAAATAAACATAGGTAAAGGAATACTAACTATTATTAGAATGAAAAAGTTTACGGATTTCTTAACTGAAGCTAGAGAAACATCTGCGTCTACCGAAGCGAAAAGACTCGGTTTGACGGGAGATGGTCATGGCGGTTGGTATGACAAAAATGGTGAATTTGTAGCAAAGACTGTTAATGGAGAATTAAAGTTTTTTGGTAAGAATGATGTTCCTGGAGGAAAAGATTCTCCTTCATTGGAAACTCCAACAGGAAAAGCACAAGCAGCTGCTGAGGTTCCACAAGTAAACACTCAAGCTAATAAACAACAAACACAAACAAAACAAGAACTTCCACCAGAAGAACAACCGGCCGAAGAAGAGGTTCCTGTGGAGAGACCAGTTCCAGAAGCACCTGGAGTTGTTGTAGTATTCGGTAGATTTAATCCACCAACAATTGGTCACCAAAAACTTCTAGATCGTGCAGCAAAAGAAGCCGATAAGAGAGGTTATGAACTTAGAGTTTATCCTTCACGTTCACAAGACAAGAAGAAAAATCCTCTGACTCCTGATATGAAGATATCATATATGCGTCAGATGTTTCCAGACTATGCAGATAATATTATTGATGACAAGGGTTCAAAGACTATCTTCAATGTTATGACTGGGGCTTATGGTGAGGGTCATGATAATCTAATAATTATGGTTGGTGCAGACAGACTTGGGGAGTTTCAAGGTCTTGCACACAAATATAATGGAGAACTTTATGATTTCAAGGAGTTGGAAGTAGTCTCTGCCGGAGATAGAGATCCAGATTCTGATGATGTAACTGGAATGTCAGCATCAAAACTGAGACTTGCAGCTGCAGAAGGTGACTTTATTAAGTTCGCTAAGGGTGTTCCAGATACACTCGGTAACATGGAGAAACTCGAACTCTTCAATGTTCTTCGTAGATCTATGGAAATTAGTGAAGAAACTGAAATTTGGGAAGTAGCACCTAAACTCGATGAAGAAGGAATGCGTGATGCATACCTAGTCGATGGTGTTTATAAAGTTGGTGACATTGTTGAAAATGTCAACACTGGATTTGTTGGAGAGGTAATTAGAAGAGGTACAAATTATGTAATCTCTGTCACAGAAGATAATATAATGTTTAAGTCTTGGTTGAGAGATCTTGTAGAAAATCATCCGCATGAAGTAGGTACTGATGAATATAGAGAATATGTTCAGAAATTAACTCCCGGAGAAAAAGTAAGAAGTTTTACAGGAGTTGGAGTTCCTTCAATTTATGATAGATTTAAACGGGGTATTAAAAAGAATAAATAAAACTAGCAGTGTTTTAATAGTTAAATGGCTAGTTGGGAAGAATTTTCGTACCGTATTTTAGAATCTAAAAAATTAGACCCTGTTGGTAAGGAAGACGGGGACGTGAACAATGATGGAAAAAAAGACGAATCCGACAACTATTTGATGAAGAAGAGAGCTGCTGTGGGTGCAGCTATAGAATCAGATAAAAAGAAAAAATCAATGCGTCCTGGAAGTCCTATTGCTCAGGCATTAAAGGCTGATAAAATCCTTATGGATCTTCATAAAGAAGGTTTGGATCCAGTAGGTAAAGAAGACGAAGATATTGATAACGACGGAGATTCGGATAAAACCGATTCATATCTTCTAAATCGCAGAAAAGTAAGATCTAAGATTATTGCTCCTAAAGAGAGACTTAAGACTGATAGAGATATGTTTAATATCCCTAAGTCTGAACAGGAGTCTGCGAAAGAAAGACTCCTTGCCAAAGCAAAGGCAAAGAGAATGAAGGAAGAAGTTGAAGTTATTGATGAAGACTCACGTCGTATGAGCAATAAGCAACGTACTCAACGTGTAAGAGACAACATTAAGACATTTAAGAATAGTAAAATAGAATACACTCCTCCTAATAACTGGGATCCCGATGCTAATCGTGGTCAAGGAGAAGTTCTTACTCGTAAGCAGATTGAGAAGAAGCGTCGTAAGTCACTTCGCCAAGAAGAAGTTGAAGTTGTTGATGAGTCTGGATATTTTCCAACTCCAGAATCACAAAGAAAAGATTATGAAAAACATAAACCCAACTTGAGTACAGGTGAACTTCCTGGTAGACACAAACCCGTGAAGCGTAAACCTGATGGTTCTTTACAGAAAAACTCTTTTGAACCAGAAGGTGAACAACTTGATGAAAGATCCGTTCGTATGTCTCGCATGGTAGACAGATATCTTGGTAGAGACAAGAGAAAGGCTAAAGAACGTAAGGATAACGTTCAATCAATTAGAAAAGGTAGAGAAGAAATCGCTAGCAGTATCGCTAGACTTGCACATTCTGGAGATCTTCCCGCAAGTGTAGTAAGACAAGCTGAAAAAGTGGGTGTTAGACCAGATCACTTCAGGGGTGCTGCTAAGACTGCACTTAAGAAAGAAGAAGTTGAACTACTTGATGAAATGCCTTATCAAGTAATGGGTTATGATAAGGAAGGTAAGAAGGAGAAGAAGGTCGGCAAACCAGTAAAGAGTAAAAAGTATGCTGACGCAAGAGCGGCAGAACTAGAAGATACTCACAAGAAAACTGGTGGTAAGTACCGTTCTCAGTATGTTGAAGAGGTTGAAAACATTGAAGAAAAGTCTCTAAGTAGAGCACAACAGAGATTCATGGGTATGGTTTATGCTGCTAAGAAGGGAGAGACTCCTGCATCTCCTGAGGTTGCAAAGGCTGCATCTGGTATGTCTAAGAAGGACGCGAAGGATTTTGCAAAGACTAAACATGAAGGTCTTCCAGAGAAGAAAGAAACCAAAGAAGAAGTTTCATTGGTAGATAAGATTCTTGCCGAAGCTTCTGACGCAAGACTGATGGCGCAAAAAGCTAGAAGGGAAGGAAAGAATAAGATTCAAGCTTCTAGGATGAGGACAGCAAAAGTATCTGTTGCTGCTAATCAGATGATGAGAGATGAGGATGATAGGAAAGAAAAGGCAAAAGAGGATATAAAGAGAGGTAAGTCTGCAAAAACTGGTGCAGAAAGAGCAGAAGCTATTAGAGGTGCTACAAGAGTTAAGGCTGCTAAAATTATTCAACAAACTGAAAGAGAAAAGAGAGAAGAAAAGGTAAGAGCCCGTAAAGAAAGAAAAATTGAAAAACAAGACGCACAAAAACAAAAGGAAAAAGCACAGGCACAAAAAAGAGCTCAAAAGGAACAAGAAAGTGTAGAGAAATCAAAAGCAAAAGAGATTGAGAGACAGAAAAAGGAAAAACAACAAAGAAGAAAGGAGTTGGTTGGTGACATCAAACAAGCTTGGTCATCTAAAACAAATGTAGGTAGTGGTAGAAAGGATACTGAAGATGTTAGCGCTGCCGTGAGTAACGTCGGTAACATTGCAAGAGGAATTGGTGGAACTGCAAAAGCAGGTATCAAATATGCTTGGAAAAAGAGACAAGCAAGAAAGGAAGCAGATGAAAGAAATAAAGAGGTAAAGGATACTAAAAAGGAGAATTATGAGTTCTCTAATTGGAGAGAAGAGTTTCTTTATGAGATCGATCAGCCACAAGCAAAAGAAAAAATTATTGATGTAACTAAAAAGAAAAATAAGGTTGAAGTCAATCCAAACATGGGTGAAGAAAAAGTTAATGAAGCAGCACCATTAGCTGCTGCAATTCCTTTGATTGCAAGAGCTGTTGGAGGCGCTGCAGCAAGAGGAATTGCTGCAAGAGGTGCTGGTATGGCTGCAAAGGGTGCATTAAGAAAGAAAGCAGTTGACTTTGCCGCAAAGAAAGGTGGTGAGATGACTACTGATATGGTTCAGAAGAAACTATCTAAGAAGTTTAGAAACGAGAAGGATGGTGATGAACAGGAATATTATGATGAGGGTGCTGCTTGGACAAAGAAATCGGGAAAGTCTGAGAGCGGTGGCCTAAACGAGAAAGGTCGCCGCTCATACGAAAGAGAAAACCCTGGTTCTGATCTCAAAGCACCTTCTAAAAAAGTTGGTAACCCTCGTCGTGCATCATTCTGTGCCAGAATGTCTGGTATGAAAGCTAAACTAACTAGTAAGAAGACCGCAAACGATCCTGACTCACGCATTAATAAATCACTTAGAGCTTGGAATTGTTAATCTATGAATCTTGTTCTTATGCCAGTGAATGATGTAAATAACCCAGTATGGTCCGTAATCATCCTTCTTGGTTGCGGACTTATTTTTACGTTATATTGTGTTATATATATTTTACGCCTATCATTTAAGGAACTAGAAGAAAATGGGAGCGATGACACCACCAAGTCGGAAGAGTTGTTACAACTTCCGAGTGATCAACATAGATAGAGTAGTTGACGGAGACACAATCGATGTCACGATTGATCTCGGTTTTGATCTTTATAAAAAAGAAAGAGTTAGAGTTGCTGGTGTTGACACCCCGGAAAAAAGAACAAGAGACCTTGAAGAAAAAGCACTTGGTTATGACGCAACACATTGGTTGGAAACAAGACTTGCGGAGGTACTTGATGGGTCTGACGATCTCGTTATCCGCACTGAGCTTGTTGGCGGGGTTGGCAAGTATGGGCGTCTTCTCGGTTGGCTCTACGTCGGAGACTCCGAGTTGTCCCTCAACGAAAGAATGATCGAAGAGGGATACGCCTGGGCGTATGATGGGGGAACCAAACAAAAGAATTTTGAAGAACTTCGTGAAATAAGAAGAGCACACGGAACCCTGGTGGAGTGATATGGACCAAAGACAATGGCAAGAAGTTTTTACGATTGTGAGAAAGTACCAAAGAAATATGCTTGGTAATACATATGATCGTTCTGAATATGAAAGATTAACTAAAATATTGAATGAATTAGAACCCTATGCATACGGAGAATATAATTCATCCCGAACATAAATATGATTGTCTATAAATTTTTTGAGGTTCATCATGCTTTCATTTTTACTCCCACTCGCAACAAAGGTAATTCAAGATGCAGTTGCCAAAATTCCAGAAAACGAAGAACTCGGTGAAAAGTTGGTTGAGATCTGTCTTGTTATCTTGGGTAAAGCGGTTAAGCTGACCAAGACTGACATGGACGATCAACTACTTGAAGTTGTCACAAAAGCGATCAAAGCCAGAGAAGAGTGATCTTTAGTAAGGAGACCTTATTTACAGGTCTCCTTTTTTTATAAATATCAATATACATAAGAATTTAACGGGGAATTAACATGTCTCTCTGGGGTAACAACGATAGTGTATACGCAACTGGTAACGTCACAACCATTACAGCTGAAGGTGTAGTTACTGGATCTGGCACAACATTTACTGATTCTGGTCTTGTTGCTGCTGGTCAAGTCATCACCATGGGTACTTATGGTAGTGGAGTCATCAAGTCTGTTGATTCCAATACTCAACTCACTCTTGTAAGCGCTTCTGGACTTAGTGGAGTACCCACTAGTGGAATCACTCAGGCATTCAACATTAACGAAGCTCCTAAGTTTACCACCCACGATTCAAACTGGGCAGGTAACGAGGTTTATGGTTCTGATGAAGATGAGGTTGGTGTCGCAAGAACTACCATCTATTCACATGACCATGCTGGTTGGGTTGGAATTACAACTTATGTCGATGGTATGAACAATACCAGAACCAAGACTGAAGTTCTAGTTGCAATGAGCTCCATCACTGGAGACGCTGCGGATGATTCCGTACTTAGAGACTCATAAATAATTTGCAAATCTATTAATTAAGAACATGGGAAGACTAAGAGATTTACTAGGTGGTGGTTCAGCTCCTGCTCCCGCTCCTACTCCAGTAGCAAAACCAGTAGCAAAACCAGTAGCAAAAGCACCAAAGAAACCTGCAGCACCCGCTCCCGCACCTGCAGTGGTTGAGGAATCAACTGAAGAGGAGTGAGTTTTTTATTGAAAATGTAGTATGAAGTTTGATGAATTGAACGAAGATAATTATATAATGTTTGCAATAAAACATTATGAGAATCCCCATGCAGTAACGCAAGAGGATTTTCATGAAGATCTTAAAAGATTTAAGTGGATTAAAAGACTTTTAAAAAGATACCAGACCACTGGTATTTTAAAATCACATCTACTTATAAATCATTTTATTATTCTATATAATGTATTTGGAGAAGCCGCAACTCCTTTACTGTTTTTTAGAATTGATAAAGAGTTGTGGCCTGTGGTTAAGACGTTTGTTGTTTACTTAGGGAGATTACCCGAGTTTCCCAAGTCTGCATTACATGATATTCCGATGGATGAAAATTGTTTACAAGACTTAAGTAAACTATGAAAGACCCCGTATTTGAAAACTCTATAAAAATAATAAGAAGTTTAATGGAAGATGCCCCTACCATGTCAATGGGAGGTGGTGCTATTGCTGGTTCTGCAGAAGCAGGTGATGATCCCCCAGTAAGAAAAAGGAAGAAATATATTTATCAAAAAGGTTTAAGAAAATGGTGGAAACAACTCACTAATTAAGGAAAATGGCATTCGGTCTTCAAAAGTTAGCGGTCCTTGAATCTAAACTCGATATTTATGAAGACCTAAGTAAAGAGATGCTCGACAAACTTGAACGAGCGGTTGCGACTATTAGTGAAAATAGTAACCGAGTTGCGATCATCTTGGAACGTCATGAGAGTCGTCTTGCTGAAAGTGAAAGAGCAGACCAACTCATCATCAAAATGATTGAAGAATTGAAAGAAGAGATTGCGGATATTGATAAAGGTGTGAAACTAAAGTTTCATGATCAGAATAAGAAGATCGAAGAGAATCAAAAGTGGATTTGGATGGCGGGTGCAGTTCTAACTACCGCAGTAACAATCTTACAAATTCTTCCAAATATTGGAATGTCATTGACACCTGTGACTAAGACGAGTATGATGAAGGGAACGCATATTCATCGCCTGGCATGAGCCTGATTGATTCCAAGTACATTGGACTTGTTTCTGTAAAACTTCAAAAATTCGCAAAGAAGAAGGACGGACTCTACAACTTTCGTTGTCCTTATTGTGGAGACTCACAGCGGCATAAAAACAAGGCTAGGGGATACCTGTATCGTCTGAAGAACGATCATAATTTCAAATGTCACAACTGTGGCGTCTCCAGAACCTTCACAAACTTCCTTAAGGACACCGATCCCTCTTTACACGATCAGTACGTCTTTGAGAGGTATAAGGCTGGTGCCACAGGCCGTGCATCTAATACTCCAGAACCTAAAGAATTTAAATTTGATAAACCAAAATTTTCAAAAAAAGACTTCGACCTTGAAAAAATCTCAGAACTAAATACATCACACCCCGCAAGGAAATTTTTAGACAATCGAAGAATCCCGAGTAAGTATCTGGGCGAACTTTACTTCGCCGAAAGGTTCAAAGAATGGACCAATACACAGAAATATACGTTTGAAAACGTAGAAAACGATGAACCAAGGATTATTATTCCCTTAAAAAATCACGGAAAGATTTTTGGGTTTCAGGGGAGATCGCTCAATCCAAAATCAAAACTTAAGTACATCACAATCATTTTGGATGACAACCACCCCAAGATCTATGGTTTAGATAAAGTTAACTGGGATGAGACAGTATATATCGTCGAAGGCCCTTTCGATAGTATGTTTATTGAAAATTCTATTGCAATGGTTGGTGCAGATATAGACAAAATGTTTTTCGTTACAAACTTTGAAACAGAATTTGTGATGGTTTATGATAACGAGAAACGTAACAAACAAATCGTTGATAGGATGGAAAAGGCAATTAACATGCGGTTTCCTATAGTAATCTGGCCTGATACGATACAACAAAAAGACATTAATGACATGTTTTTAACTGGACTTAACGTTCAGGATGTGATACAATCTAATGTCTATAGTGGATTACACGCAAAAACAAAACTTACTAGTTGGAAGAAAACATGAGTAACGGGACCAAAGTTGTAAAGAGAAATGGTAATACTGAATATCTTAACCTAGACAAGATCCATAAAATGGTTGAGAGTGCCTGTGAAGGACTCGCAGGTGTTTCTGCATCCCAAGTTGAGATGCAGTCTGGTATTCAATTCTATGATGGTATTACTACTCCTGAGATTCAGGAGATTCTAATACGTTCTGCTTCCGATCTTATTGATCTTGAAGCCCCTAATTATCAATTTGTAGCAGCAAGACTTCTTCTTTTTGGTTTGTATAAACAAGTGTTTGGTCCTTCTTGGAATCAAGGATTTCCAAATATATTGCAACACTTAATTAAAGGTTCTGAGAAGAATATATATGATAAAGGACTCTCATTTAAGTATTCTGTTGAAGAGTGGAACAAGATTGATAGTTGGATTGATCATGATCGTGACATGTTATTCACTTATGCGGGTTTACGTCAGGTCGTTGATAAGTACCTCGTGCAAGATAGAAGCAGTGGTGAACTATATGAGACTCCACAATACATGTACATGTTAATCTCTGCAACGGTTTTTGCAGAGTATCCAAAAGAGACTAGACTAGACTACGTTCGTAGATACTACAATGCAATCTCCAAACACAAAATCAACATTCCCACACCTATCATGGCGGGAGTGCGAACTCCACTTCGACAATTTGCTAGCTGTGTTCTTGTTGATGTTGATGACTCCCTCGATTCTATCTTTAGCTCTGATATGGCTATTGGCAGATACGTTGCACAAAGGGCGGGAATCGGCATCAACGCAGGCAGAATCCGTGGCATCAACAGTAAGATCCGAGGTGGAGAAGTTCAGCACACGGGTGTTGTACCGTTCCTCAAAAAGTTTGAGTCAACTGTCCGATGCTGTACACAGAATGGCATCCGAGGTGGATCAGCGACAGTACACTTCCCCATCTGGCACAAAGAAATAGAAGATATTATCGTATTGAAGAATAACAAAGGAACTGAAGACAACCGTGTTCGTAAACTAGATTATAGTATTCAATTCTCCAAACTCTTCTATGAAAGATTTATCAATGATGAGGAAATGTCCCTCTTCTCACCTCATGACGTTCCATCAGTTTCTGATTCTTTTGGGCTTCCTGAGTTTGATGATCTCTATGTGGCTGCAGAACGAGATGAGTCTATTCCAAGAAAAACTATCCGTGCTCAAGAACTCATTCTGGACATCTTAAAGGAACGTGCAGAAACTGGTCGTCTTTATATTATGAATATCGACCACTGCAATTCTCACTCATCATTCCTTGATAAAATTTGGATGAGTAATCTGTGTCAAGAAATTACTTTACCTACAGAACCACTTCAACATATTGATGACGTGAGTGGAGAAATTGCTCTTTGCATTCTTTCTGCTATCAATGTAGGTAAACTACGTAGTATTGATGATATGGAAGAGTTGTGCGATCTTTCTGTTCGTGCCTTGGAAGAACTAATTGATTATCAGGAATATCCTGTTAATGCTGCAGAACTTGCAACAAAGGCTCGCAGGTCTTTGGGAATTGGATTTATTGGACTTGCACATTATCTCGCTAAACTTGGAGCCAAATATGGTGATGTTCTTGCTGTAACTGAAGTACATAAACTCACTGAGGCATTCCAATACTATCTTCTCAAGTCATCCAATCAAATCGCCAAAGAAAAGGGTGCTTGTACTGATTTCAATCGTACAAAATATTTTGAGGGAATTCTTCCTATTGATACATACAAGAAAGATGTTGATGAGTTGGTAGCACCGGCATACTTCTATGATTGGGAAACTCTACGAACCGAGATTCAAACATATGGACTCAGACATAGCACGTTGTCCGCACAAATGCCTTCTGAAAGCAGTTCCGTTGTGTCAAACGCTACCAACGGAATCGAACCTCCTAGAGGATACTTGTCCATTAAAAAGTCAAAGAAAGGGCCTCTTAAACAGATTGTTCCACAGTACAACTCTCTTAAAAATAATTACACTCTACTCTGGGATATGCCTGATAATAGCGGTTATATTAATGTGGTCGCAGTCATGCAAAAGTTCTTTGACCAGGCCATCTCTGGAAACTGGAGTTACAACCCAGAGAACTATCCAGACAATGAAGTGCCCACCTCAGTAATGGCACAAGACCTTCTGAGAACTTATAAGTATGGATGGAAAACTTCTTACTACCAAAACACCCATGATCAAAAATCAGATGAAGTAAAAGAAGATACTACTAAAGAACAATTAAATAAACTACTTGAACAAATTATGGAATCTAGTGAGGAAGATTGTGAAAGCTGCAAAATCTAGTAAAATTAAAGAGGAATTACAAATGGTAAAAGGAATGACCGTATTCAACACTAGTACAGATGTTGATTCTAAAAGACAACCAATGTTTTTTGGTCAACCATTGGGTTTGCAGCGTTATGATTCTTATAAGTATCCCGTATTTGATAAACTTACCCAACAACAACTTGGATATTTCTGGAGACCTGAAGAGGTCTCTCTCCAGAAAGATCGTGGAGATTATCAATCACTTCGTCCAGAACAAAAACATATCTTTACTTCTAACCTGAAGTATCAAATCATGTTGGACTCCGTGCAGGGTCGTGGCCCTTCCATGGCTTTCCAACCTTATTGTTCTCTTCCTGAATTGGAAGCGTGCATGGAAGTCTGGGGATTCATGGAAATGATCCATTCTCGTTCATATACCTATATTATTAAGAACGTATACTCTGATCCAGGAGAAGTTTTTGATCATATTCTTGATGATGATAAGATTGTAAGTCGTGCATCTTCCGTTACCGAAGCTTACAATGACTTCATCAATTCCGCTCAACAGTATGGTATTAGTGAAGATTGGAAGTATGCACAAGAAGGTGCAGGTTACTTCAAGGACAATCGTAAAGAACTCAAAAGAAAACTCTATCGTGCTGTAGCCAATGTCAATATTCTCGAAGGTATCAGGTTCTATGTCTCGTTCGCTTGCTCATTTGCGTTTGGTGAACTCAAACTTATGGAAGGATCCGCTAAAATTATCTCTCTCATCGCCAGAGATGAAAACCAGCACCTTGTCATTACTCAAAACATCCTCAATAAATGGCGCGAAGGAGACGATCCAGAAATGCAAGAGATTGCTAAAGAGGAAGAGTCTTTCGTAACAGAATTGTTCAGAAAGTGTGTTGATGAGGAAAAGGAGTGGGCAAAGTACCTATTTAAAGATGGATCTATGATTGGACTTAACGATAAACTTCTCAGTAATTATGTTGAGTGGGTTGCAAATCGCCGTATGAAAGCTATTGGTATGAAACCAATTTATGATATCCCAGCAAAGAACAACCCTCTTCCTTGGACTGAACATTGGATCTCTTCCAAAGGTCTTCAGGTTGCTCCACAGGAAACTGAAGTTGAGTCCTATGTTGTAGGTGGCATCAAACAAGATGTCAAGAAAGATACTTTCGCTGGATTCAAACTCTAAATAAAATACATTAAACTATTATTATGTCTATAGTACTTACCGAATTGCCTGCCAATCCATTTTCTTTTGAAGTACTTTCCTTAGCATCAAAACAAAAAACTAATGCTAAAAAAGTGGAAGTACTTCGAACTTATCAAGATCCCTCATTGAAGTCCTTACTTATTTGGAACTTCGATGAGAGTGTAATATCCTTACTTCCGGAAGGTATTGTTCCATATTCTAGTGTTGGTCAACAAAACGTTAGATCTGGAAATCTAAGCGATAATATTCAAAGATCTGTTTCTGTGATGGATGACATTGGAACAAATTCTATTGGATCTCAAGATCAAGGTAGAACTTCTATTAGAAAAGAATATACTTATTTTTATAATTTTATCAAAGGTGGGAATGATCGTCTCTCTAGTATGAAAAGAGAAACAATGTTCATTAGTATTCTGGAAGGCCTTCATCCCATGGAAGCTGAAATTCTAATGCTTGTTAAAGATAAAAAATTAGAAACTAAGTATAAAATTTCTAAGAAAAATGTTTCTGATGCTTATCCTGATATTCAGTGGGGTGGCAGATCCTAAATACATTCATAAGACTACGGTAGATTAAATGGCGAAATCTGGAATTGCTACTGGTTCCTTTCCTAATGATGGTCAAGGAGACACTCTTTTGAGTGGTGCAATAAAGATAAACAGTAATTTTAATGAAATTTATTCTGCCGTCGGTGATGGATCTGAAGTAACATTGGATCTTCAAGGATTCAGTTCTTCCTCTCCATTAACCATAGTTCTTGATGGAAGTACATTAAGATTTAGTGTTGCGGGTATTGGAACCGCTTCACTATCACTAACATAAAAATTAACTATGAAAAAAATTATCATGGGTATTGTAGCAGCTGCTACTATGTCATCTTCTGCTTTTGCAGAACCAACTAAAGGATTCTATACAATGGATGCCATGGGTTGCATGTTATTACGAGAATGCACCAAAGATGTCCAGCGAGTCGAAAATATCTCTACTATTGCTGACGCTCATCCCGATAGTGATTTTAATATTGTTGCTGACGAGTTCAGTAGAATGCTCACTGCCCTTGATAAGGTCGGAGTTAAGGTGTTTCTAGCGGATGAAAAATATTTTCCCGTAGGACATCGTGGTGTTTATCATACTGTAAGTAATAATTTCTTTCTGAATAAGACTTATATGCGTCGCCCTGGTGTCTTAATGACGGTGATGCGTCATGAAGGATGGCACGCTGCACAGGATTGTATGGCAGGAACTATCAAGAATAGTTTGATTGCCATCATCAGACCAGAAGAAGATATTCCTATGCTATATCGTGAGATGGCAGAACGTAGTTATCCTGCAAGTGCAGTGCCCTGGGAATCAGAGGCAGGATGGGCAGGTAGAACCGAGAAAGTTACGATGGAAGCACTTGAATCCTGTGCTCGTGGTACAATGTGGACTGATTATGAACCAACTCCACTCACCCGTAAGTGGTTAATCGAAAATAATTATATCGATAAATAATAACATTCAAAATATTTTTTGAAGACCACCCAAAACAAATTCTTTGAAAAAATCCTTTCAGTTTTATAATGTAGAATTTGTTGTTGGAAACCAGAATTTACATATGACACATTTAACGAGAGATGTGTTAATCAAGACCATCGTTGCAGAAGAAATGGTAGGCTGCGGAGGTACTGATTACTTCAAATCCCTAAAAAGTGCATACCATAGATGGGAACACGAATCAAGTGAATCCCTCTGCAAAAAATACAATTCAATAAAACAAACAAAAATCGGTGTTGAGTCCCTACAACCATAAATAACAGAGCCTTACACTCTACAAATGCTCGGTAAATCCAAAGCGAAAGTAGAAGAGAAAGACCATCACGATCATGAAGATAAGAGTGAAGTTTTGGGTAATTTAGTGAAAGTTGTTGTCCTAATATGGTCTGCATCTCTTCTTACGTTTAGCTACGTTAGACTACCAAACGGTCAAAAAATTCTTGATTTTGATCCTACTTTTATCGCCTCAGTGTTTTCGGGTTCGTTAGCTGCATTTGGTTTGTCTCCCGCTAAGGCAGGTGGTGGAAATGGAAATGGTAAAACAGTAACAAAGAAAGAACCAGAAGTCGTTTCTGCTGTAGAACCAAAGGACAAACCACAATAACTCCCTAACCCGTCATGTCTATTTTTGACAGAAAAAAAGAACAACCTGGTGATTATTATCCAGAACCCGTAGTAAAAGAACTACCTAAGCGTCCCATCTTCAAATGGGCAGTACTTGGAGTAGGGACCGTTTTTGGTATTGCCCATCTTGGTGTTCTTGGTCACTTATTAAATAGAAGTCAACTTCCTATCATTAACTTGCCTGTTGGTGACTATACTGCTTATCAGGTAGATGCTCATAAGGATGGGTATCGTATTCAGTATCGTGCCAATGACCCTAGAGTCATGGACAAGAATAAAGTTCTTGTGAAGAAGAATGGATTCTTTGGTATCGGTGGAGATACTAAGATAGTCCAACAAGAAGAGTACACCATGGACGGAGCGCAGCATCTCCAGGGTGGTGAAGTGGGAAAGTTGACTGCGAAAAAGATAGAGTGTATCAAGGCGGAAGGTGGTGGCGAAAATGCAGGTAG